ACTGACATCATAGGTGTATGAGGATCAGTAGACAAGTAAGAGTAGGCTTTCGCAAGAGCAAGAGCTCTGATGTCCCCATCTTTAACAGTGATGTGAAATTTGGAGAAAGCTCTTTTAAGGTCACAAAACTCTCTGTGACAACCAGAACAAATACCACGTCCACAAAAGTTTGCGACTTCTGGACAAGGTGGTATTTCGACTTTGAGTTTAAATCCTAGGAATTGAGCTACGTTTAGATTAAGTGATATGTCATCAACATCGTCCTTGTAACAATTAATAAAACCATCATCACCTTCATGAAAGGATGACCATGATTTAGGATCACGATGTTTCAAACAATACCAAATAATGAATCTGTTAATGAAACCATTAGCTATAGAGGTGTGAGCATCACCTGAGGCCCTTGTACCGTCAATTTCATAAGCAACACCTAAGTCGGTAAAACCAGTCATGGTCTCCAACATAGGTAGCATTATATCTAAATCAGGATACAAACCTGCAGGGAACGCAGCTCTGAAAAGAGCACGTTCAACATGTACAATAATGTCACGTGATACAGTCATATCAAATCGACTGAAGTCAGTCTCAATGATAGAATCAAGCCAACTATCTGCCATAAGGGGACCACGTTGTTGAGGGGTCAATCCTTTTACCAGGTAGGGGCATTCTTTAGCTAGTTTTTCAATAGCAGAGACGTAAGGTCCTAGTATTGAAAGGAATTTATCAGTTCTTGGACTGATGTTTCTTGGGTCCGTTGCCGTTGTTGACGGCTCGATTTTTATGAAACTTTTTAGGACTGCGTCCTTTCCCAAAATTCCTTCTTCCGCCACTTGGTTGCGGGCGTGTGCTAGTTCCACTTGCCTTGAGTCCTTGAACCGTTTTACCCATTCCTCGAACGGAATGGGTTCGGTTGGGACGAGCCAGTCGTTTTCCGGTAGTTGCAGGAACATCCGGACTGCCTGGTCTATCTTCAAGTATTTTGGAATCAGGGTGTGTTCGATGGTATTCCTGTTTCCAAACTGGTCCGAAGAGTTTTCGAAAGACGTTTCTAGATGCTGTTTTGAGATCATCTGGGGTGAGTTCTTTCCGAAGTTGTCCGGTACCAGTTTTATTATCTCCACACTGTTTTTGTTCAAATCCAGTGGTGGTAGATGCTGAGGCGCCAACGGCATTTTTTGGCTTTGAACATCCAACATCATGGTTATCCTTTGAAACTCCTCTCTCCATTCCAGGCTTTGTTCCTTTAGTGGTTTGAGGTATTCTCTTGGTATTCCTAATATTGGATGGTCTTGCACCGCCACGAAATGGCGGGGCAACATACTTCTTCTCAGCTCCTCCCTTGTTAGTGGAGGTGGTAGTAGTGCTGGGTGTACTAGCGGCACTACTGCCATCAGTCCTTTTCGATTCCCGCTGCTTGATTTTGTTGAGTTCTCGCCGGTATTGCTGCATTGTTGTCCAATAACCGGGGCAGTATTTGCCTGCCCCTTCTTACGAAAGGGCAATGACTCTTTAACAGGATCATTCAATCTAAGTGATAAGTTAGGATAATCAATCTCATAATTGTGTACTTCAACATGTTCCCATAGCCAAGGGATGTCTTTATTGTGAGTTAATTTGATTAACTTGTCAATTAAGAATCCAATATATGGGATTGGTGAAGACTGCAA